CCGCTCCAGTCAGACATGGACTACTCCTGTGTCACGTTGATCGTCCCTGACAGAATCGTCGTGTGCTTCCCCAGTACGTCGATCATGTCGAGGTTGTATGTCGCCCGCTTGTACGTGGGCACCGGGAAAGTGACGACGATGGTCTTGGCCGTGTCGTCAATTTCAATTTCGTTATCGACCGATTTCAAGGTGTCGAGCACCGTGCCGTTCGGGCGCGTGCTGATGGTCAGCTCGGCGGTGTAGGCAGCCAGGCTCATCGGGACGTAGAATTGCAGGTAGCCGCCGGAGGTATAGGCGCGGAAATCCGCCGCGTTGATGGCGTTGATCTCGACGCTGTTGGCGTTGACCACGGTTACTGGGTGGAAATCACGGTCACGCAAGGCGTTGGTCGTGGCGTTGATTTCCGTCATGCCTTTGACCGAGACGACGGCAGCTCGCCAGCCGTCGGTCATGCCGTGCGCCGTGGCGGTAATGGTAACCGGGGCAGACTGGGTGATGTTGGTGATGGCGGCATAGCCGAAGTCAGGCGATTCCCAGCGCACCGTGTAGGTGGTGGTGTCGCCTTCGATGAGTGTGATGTCTGCGGTTTTTGCCATCACAGTCCTCCGTAGGTGACGACGCGAGTCTTGTGCTTGTAGCGCTCAATCTCGGCCCTGACCCATGCGCAGTATTCGCGGAACCGGCCCTCAGCCTCGGTCGAAGCCTTCAGGTCGTATGTCTCGGCGTCCTTCTTCAGGTACGCGAGGTGCTCCATCCAGTGGGTGAGGTGAAAGTGGTGTTCATCTTCGACTTCATCGAGAGACTGGTCTTCACCAGTAATCTCGTTGAGCGGTAGCCGGTAGATGGTCAGATCGACGATGTCATCAACCTCCGGCACCTGAATCCAGCGGGCGACGTTCTTCTGTGTGCCGATCATCATGTAGCGTACTGGCCCGGTAGTATTGTCCAGAGCCAGCTGCTTGATCTGCCCATAGTCCGACGAACGTATGCGCCCGATATCGGTGGAATTGATGATCTCTACTTCCCGGCCGTCGCTGCGTTTTCTGGCATTCATGATGCGCAGAATCGACGGATGGAGGTCGGACAACATGTCGTTGGCCAGGACGGGTACTTCCGTGGCCACCGAGGTGAAATCGGCTATGCCGCCAGTGAGCCGCACGAACATCCGGTATGCGTCGCCCATGTAGCGGAAGGCCTCCTCGTCACTCCAGAGGTAGGGCTTCCGTGTATCGGAGACGTTGTTACGCCAGGTATCGAGCAGCTCGGTGCTGTCCATGGCTAGGCAGCCTTGGACTGGATATACTCACCCCACAGTTCAACGATCTCGTTGCGATCCACGGCGAACGGGACATTACGCTCAAGCGCCTTGACCGTCGGGATTCCTGATCCGGTAAAGTCCTTGGAGTCATTCCGGTTGGCTATCTTTTCGAAAGCGGCGTAGATCAGGCTTTTGCGCTCGTCGAGCGTCGGTTCAGCCACGGCTGTCACTTCCGGGCCGAGAACGTCGGATTTCTCACCCTCTTGCGGCTCGGCGCCGATGGCCACAGCGTCCGACACAGCGGCGGGCGGAACCCAGACGGGTTCGCCCTTGACGAAGCCGACAGTGAAACCATGCGTGGTGCGCATGGTGTAGTTGCGATTCAGTACGAAGTACGGCATATCCACCTCATGTGTGACGGGCCGGTGCCGAAGCACCAACCCTATTGCAAAAAGTGGGGAGGAGCGACCCTCCCCAAAAGCCCTCGCTTAGTTCGGGATGATCTCGTTCTGACGATTCGGCAACACGTACTCGACACGGACGGTGACCTTGCCAGCTGAGGCACTGTCAGCGACAGTGACCGTGGCTCGCAGATTGGCCGAGGTGCTGTAACCGGTCAGCGTCAGTGCAGTACGAGCCGCAGACTTGCAGTCCACCGCACTGGCGTAGCGGGTAGCGGAGCCTGAATCGCCAAGAGACAGAGTGGCCGTCGCACAATCGGCGTATGCCGTATTGACGATAACCTCGCCACCGATAATCACCGCCCCTTCAGGCAGGTTGATGATGTCGAAGGTCGTTGCCGAGAAGTTCGTCAGACCGAAATCGACGACGGTCCCGGACGTATTTGCCATGGTGTCGTCGAAATTGAAGGTGAATTCCGACAGCAGCGGGTACTGTGCAACGCGGGTAGCAATGAGTTTAGACATGGCTTAACCCTCCTTATTGGGCCACGTAGGCAGAGATGACACCGTGATCTTCTTTGGTGCCGCCGCTGTACTGGGTGGTGAATTGCGGCTTCAGGAAGCCGAGAATCTTGGCGATGGAGATGCCAGGGCGGTTGTCGTAGTCGAATTCTTTCTCGACCCACTCCGGGTTGCCGATATCAGCCATGCCGAGTGCCTGAGCGCCGCAGAACAGCACCTGGCAGCCGTCAACCGTGCCGGAGCCACCGTACTTGGAGCCGGAGGCTGCCAGGCGGGTGTTCGGAACGTGGCGGAATTCGTGCAGGAAGACGTTGTCGATCTTGACTGCACCACCGGTGAACAACTCGTTGTCCGAGCCGCGTTGCTGCGCATAACGCAGGTTGTCACGATAGACCGGGTCGAGCTTGAGCTTGGACATGGCCATGGGTGACAGGAAGGCGTGGAAGGTTTCCTCACCACCGTTGGCCTTGATACCGCGCATGTAGTTTTCCTTCGCGTAAGCCTTGAGCTGGACGAAGAGTTCCCACGACGGGGTATCCGCTGCCGTGACTGCCGTGGAGGCGCCACCAACGACGAAGTTCTTGCTGGTGTTGTCCCAGCGGCCGACGCGCTTGGCGGACGGGGCGACGACATCAGCTGCGAACTCCAGGTTTTTCAGGTCGGAACCGGTACGGGTGGTGCCGTTCGGGTGCTTGGTATAAGCGACACCGGCCAGGGTAAGGAATGCCAGCTGGTCGATACGGTCGCTGAGCCAGTAAGCCAGCTTGTCGCGGGAGTTCTCGCGGAAAGTGACAACAGACTTCTGGTCTGCCATACGACCTTCGTGGGTGTTGGCGTTACGCATCTGGTCGATACGAATGACCTGGTCGTAGGAAACCAGAGCTTCTTCGTTGCCTTCCAGCGTGCGGTCACCGACAATACCGTCGCCAGACAGATCGGCGAGCAGGGTGATGACGGCACGGGCGCCGTTCTCGGTCTTCTTCAGCTCGGTAACGTGCTGAACAAGCGAGTTGGCATCCTTGCCCATGAATTTGTTGATGAAAGATTCGTTGCGTGCCTGTTTCCAGAAATCCAGGCTCCACATTGTTTTCTGCTCAGAAGTGAGCAGAGCAAAATTGGTAGTTGCCATTTGGCGTCTCCGTTGAGAAAAGTGGTTTCACCGCAGGTTCTGCGGCTGCTTTTGCGCCGGTATCGCTGGTGCGTGCGGAAACGACTTTTCACGGTGACGAGCCGGCTGGTTTAGTCCCTCAGCAGGGTGGTGTCCGTGTCGCTGGACTGGCGAAGTGACCCTTAACGGGGGTCAGGCGACCATGAGGTAGGTGGTACAACAACTCTAACAGAGTGCATCAGAGCACGCAAGCATATTATGCGATGCGATAGGTGACAAATGTGTTGGCAGCGGTCTTGCGGGTGCGAAAGCGCCCGGAATTGCCATAAATACCGCCGGTCGAGGCGTGAGCCGACTGGACAATGGGGTTCCCGACAATCGTGTGATCCGTACCGGCGGTGACAGTGATGGTGTCAACTGCGGCTGCCGAGAGGTTGATCAGCGACCAGTCGAAGCTGTCGTTGACGCCAAACAGCCCGCCCGCATCCGTCAGCGTGCCGGTGGGCAGGGTGTAGGCCGCCGTGGCACCAGCGGCGTGAGTACCGGTGAGGATACCGGTCAGCAGCTCGGCAATAGTGAGCGTAGCCGCCGTCGTTTTGGCCGTAGGTGTCGGCTGGGTGATCAGCGGCACGGCTGAATTGACGTTGTCGAGGTACTGCCACTCGCCAACGGCGCTGTAGACCCACTTGGTGCCGTTGAGCAGGGTAAGGATGTCACCTTCGGCGTAGCCGACGCCCTGCGGCAGGATGTTTTTGGTACTGGTATAGGCATTTGCCATGATTTATCTCCGTGAATGGTGGTTGGTCAGACGAAATCGCCTCGCAGTTTCGCCTTGGTGCTCTCAGGCAATGCCTTGAACTCTTCAAATGTCAGTTTTGACGGGTCAACGCCTTCAACGCCGTGACCTGCCTTGTCGGAATCGATGCCGGAATCGCGCATGCTGGCCGGCTGCTTTTTCTGGGTCTCCAGATTCTTCGCAACCTGGGCCGCTTTGCGGTCACCTTGCGCCTTGGCCAGCCCCGGCTTCTCTGCCTGCGCAACCTGGCGGTTGACCAGTGCCATGACGCTGTTCGAGGCCTTGATCAGCGCCTTCGAAGGCGACAGACCCTCGGCTTTCATCAGCCGCTGCTGTTCAGCCAGAGCGAAATTGACCAGCGTCTCGTCGAACTGCTCGCTGTCCGGGTTGAACTCCGGGTGCTCGGCCTCAAGCGTGGCAATGGCGTACTCGACGCGCTCAGCCTCGATGGCCTGGGCGGTGATGCGCCCTGAGTCCTGCTGCAGCTCGGCCTTGACGATCTGGCGCTCGGCGCTACGGATCTCCTTCATCACGGCAGCAGCCTTCTTGGCCTCGCCGTCGAGAAGCAGCTGGGCGTGCTTCTCTTCCAGCTCGCCGACGTAGGCCTCGATCTCGGCGACCTTGGCACTCTGCTGCTGAGTCTGCTGGCTCTCGCTGATCTGTTTCTCGAGGGCGGCGGCGCGCTGCTCGGCAGCTACACGAGCCTCACGCTCCTTGCCCACCTGCTCGTCGAAGCGGCTCTTGGGGATGAAGCGACCCTTCTCGTCGCGAGCGGGTTCTTCCGGCTCTTCCTCAGCGGTTTCTTCCGGATCACTCTGTTCGAGTGTTTCAGAGTCGTGGGCGAGTTTTTCCCCTGACTCTTCAGCGATCTCGTCACCGCGATCTACCGGCCCGCCACCGTCGGCGTCCGTGACCGGCAACATGGCAAAGCGAAACATGGACAAAAGCAATTTAGTCATTTCAGGGTGCTCCTAGCGAGGGTGATTGAGAGTCAGCGGCTTGTTGTCGCAGTGCTTGTGCGCGCTGAGCTGCCGCCTGCTGCTCAGCCTGCTGTTGTTTCAGTGCCAGACTCTGGGTATGCTCCTGCTGGCGCATTTCCAGGTCCTGGGCGTGTTTCTCACGCTGCAGCTGCAATTCCTGCACCTGCGCTTCGCGCTTCATGTCCATCTCTTCGCGGCGAGCCTGCAGCTCGGCCTGCAGCTTGCGCTCGGCCATCTCCTGCTCTTTCTCCAGCTTGATCATCTCCATGTCCGCGCCGCCACCTTGGGCCTCCTGCTTGGCGCGGGTGGCGTTGAGCTGGGCATCGGCCAGGGTCTTCTGGGTCTGGGCTTCCTTGTGCGCCACCTCGGCCTCCTGGCCGCGCTGCTGGAGCTGCTTCTGGGCCTGCGCCTCGGGCGATTCCGTCGCCTGCTCCATCTGCTTGATGATGTCGGCGCGGCGCATGAGGCGGCTGTTCTCGATGAGCACGCTGTCGGGGATGGGGATACCCAGCTCCTTGAGCGCCCTCGCCTGCTCGAACTGGCTGTCTTCGAGGCTGACACGGTACGGCGAGCTGGTGATCACGATGTCGTACTCGCCGAGCGTCAGGTCGTTCTGGATCTCACCGGTCTCGTCGTCGTACTCGTTGACCTGAATCTGCTCTGCCTCGCGGGTGGCGTCGTCGTGGGTAATGCTGATGATGCGCGGCTCGGTGTAGTAGTTCTGGACGATGTCGAGCACGTTGCGGGCGAGAATCCAGTCCGTGCGCTCGAGGTTGTCGAGCACCTTCGTGTGGTTGACCGACGAACGCTGCTGCTTGTAGGCGATGGCCTTGGCAGCTACGTCCTCGCGGTCGTTGCCCTGCATGCTGTCCGTGACGTTGGAGATCGTCTTGATGTGCTCCTCGGCCTTGTAGCTGATGCGGTCGAGGCCCGATGGTGTCTGGTTCGGCGTGATCTTCTGCGGCGGGTTCGCTGTACCCTTCTTGTACTCCAGCACCAGCCCGGTCTGGGCGCCTTTCGACTCCAGCTCGCCGATGGTCATGTTGAGCAGACTATCCTGCTCGACGATCCACCCACTGTTCGCCGTGGTGTTGACGATGTGCAGTTCCTGGCTGGAGACCTTGTTCAGTATCTCCTGCGGCCCGAGCAGGTTCTCAACGATGCCGACCGTCTTGCCGTAGCGGAAGAACGGGAAGTACGGGACGATGGTGAAGTGCTTGTAAGGTGACCAGTCGTCGTGCAGCACGACGTTGTCTGCCGTGACGCTCCAGCGCACGCGCTTGATCAGCTTCTTCGTCGTGGATATCTTGCCGCCGGCCTTCTCGATGAGCGTGACGATGCGGTTCCTGTCCCAGTCTCCTGGGATCGGTCGCATGTCACCCGTCTCGATGTCAACGAAGTGTTCCTGCTTGTCCAGCCGGCGGTACTGGCGCTCGAGCACGCGGATGTTCCGGCGCACACCGTGGTCGTCACTGACGCCGTAGTAGCCGTTGAGCGGCAGCGGGCCGGCAAAGCGGTCACGGACGCGCTCGATGCTGTCGTAGCCGTAGGGGTAGGCGCTGGCCGCGCGGTCTTTGAGCAGCTCGGCGTCGTCCTGGCTGTAGAGCGTGGCGATGTCCTGGTAGGTCATCCACTTCGTAATGAAGCAGTCGGCCCAGCTGTCCGGGTCATATTCCTCGGCATCCGGGTCGATCACGACGTTCTTGCTGTTGAGCTGGGCGATGCGCACCTCGCCCTGCATGCTGTCCGTGAAATCCAGGCGCACGTCGTAGAAGCCTCGGCCACGGACGATACCGTCGCAGAAAACGTCGCTGCGCGTCCACGGCAGCTGGTTGTTCTGGCTGATCTGCATCCAGACCTTGCTGAGCGCGTCGGCCGTTTCGCTCTGCGCGCCAGCGGCGGGTCTGAACAGCACCTCCGTGCGGTTCTGAATCTGCTCACCGAGCAGGGTGCTGATCGTGGCGATGATCTTGTTTATCGTCAGCGCTGGGCGCTGCTGCAGCGTCAGGGCGTTGAGGTCTTGCGCGAGCCACTGGTCCCCGGCGACGAACTTGTCGCACTTGTCTGCCCTGGCGATGAATTCCAGGTGGCCTCGGTCTCGACAGTTGTGACAGATAACGTACCCATCGACCCCACGAGCGGCGAAACGCTCAAGAGGTCCGCAATTCAAAATGTCGAAAACTTCGGTATCCGGTGCGGCAGTGTGTTCAAGGTATTGGGCCTCAACCCATTCATTGTTCACCAGGACTTTGTGGTCTGGGGTCATGATCACGCCTTTGTACGTGATGCACTTCTTGACCCCTTTACTTACCGCCCCGTCGCACGCAACGAAGGCTCCACCATCGAAGACAAAGTGGTTTTTCGTCACGTCACGGAGCTTTACATCCCCGACGCTAGTGGTCACAACGGCCTCGCCGTCAACGCACCAGCAGAATCTCTGCCACTGCTCCTGAGCCAGCTCTGCGTTAATAGGCATGGTGATCCCCCGGTGTGAACTTGTTGCTCTTCCGAGCGTTCTCACTACGGCTCAGCAGCTGCAGGTTGTCCCATACATGAAGGCCGCAAACGAGCGGGTGATGTAATGGAATGATGTGGTCAACATGAAGTTGAGTATGTTGGGCTTCCAGGTAAACGTCCCTGATAGCAGACTTATCGGCCCAGATCGGCGTGGCCTTCCTGACCCTCGACCGACGTACAGCTTTAGTCAACTTTGCTTTAAGCGGATTGTTCATACGCCACATGCGATCCAGTTCGCGTGCGCGTTCAGGGTTAGCCGCTTTCCAGGCAGCCGCACGTCGTTTCGCTGCGTCCGAGTTGTTTCGATACGCGGCGGCGTTCCGTGCCGATACACGAGCTTCATTTACCTCGACCCACCGACGTGTTTTCTGAATGGCTTCACCTCTGTGGGCGGCGTAGTAGGCTTTACGCTTGGCTCTAACCACCTCAGAGTTCTTGGCGTAGTATTCCTTGCCAGAGTCCGGGTTCCGATCCTTCCAAGCCTGCTTTATTTCACGGCTGCGTTCACGGTTCTCTTCTGCCCAGCGTTTGTCAGCAGCTTTTTTAGCAGCAGTCTGCCCGTAAGCAACCTTCGCCGCCGCGATCTTTTCGGCGTTTTTGGCGCGATACTCACGGTCGTAAGCCGCCTTGGCAGCCTTCCTCGCTGCTACCTCTTCAGGTATCAGTGTCACTGGTTTAGGGCCGAGTCTGGCCATCTCAGGCTGTCATCCACACGACCAGTACGTCGTCTGCCGCCTGGGAGAGCGTCACGGTGAGGCCCGGTACGACGATGCCAAACGGCCCGAACGTCTTCCCTGCCGGCAGGAGGCCGATGGCGCATGTCTGCAGTGCTGTGGAGGCACCAGCGACGCCGGTTTTCAGGGCGACGGTGCCGGTGGTCGTGGCTGCCGGGTAGATGCCGAGCAGGATCGTGTTGACCGTGGATATCTGGGTCTCGCTGGTGCCACCGGTAACGCGGGTGACGGAGGCTGGGGCTAGGGATGAACTCATGGGTTTCTCACTTGAGGAAGCGCAGCTTGTAAAGCGTCGAGTTCGCCAGGGCGACGATCTCGTCGATGATGTTCTGAATACAGGTGTCGCTCTCGTCGCAGCACTCGTAGCGGTGGCTCTCGATCCAGCCGCGCAGCTCCTCGAGCATGGAGACGCCGTCGTCCGGGTTCTTGTAGCGCGCGGGGAAGCTCTCGATCAGCCCATAAGCACCCTGGTAGGTCTCGGCGAGCGTGTCTGCCAGACCGACGATCTCGTCGTAGAACTCGTTCAGCGCCTTGTGTGTGGCATATGAGCGGGTCTTCAGGTGCAGGATGTGCGCCGCCGTCCGGGCGTGGAAGCAGCGGCTGACCAGTTCTCCCATCATGGCGTTAGCAGCCTGCAGCCTTGCGCAGACCAACCTTGCCGCCACGGCTGTAGGCGCTGGCGCCAATCTTCCCGCCGCGCTTGTAACCTTTCACGGCTTTCTGCAGGGCATCTGACGTCGAGGTCTTGCCCGTGGCGATGGCGCTGGCGCCAGTACTGATGGCGTCAGGTGTTTGTGGTTCTGGCTGCTTGGGCGGAGGCGGCGGAGCTTCCTCCTGATTTTTCGAACCGGTGATCTTGCGTACAAAGTTGAGAACTGCGCCCATGGTATGTCTCCGTCCGGTGGTGCGCCTGCGGCGCAGTGTAAGTGCTGGCGACTCTAACAGAGTATTTCAGAGCGCGCAAGCATATCACGCAGCCATGTGGCTGGCGCCGCGCTCACCGAGCAGACCGGGGAGCTGATCCTTCCAGCTCCTGATACGCGGCTGGTCGTCGCGAGGACGTGGGGCCGAGCGGCTGAGCGTCAGGCGCGTCGTCCAGGCGACGGCGTCGATCTGGTCGTCGTGCTTCCCCGCCGGGAAGTGCAGGAACTCCTTGTAGAGGTCCCTGAACCACGGCGCCTTGTCGTCGAAATAGACCCGGCCTGCCTGCATCTGCCCGCGCAGCGGGTTCGCCCGTACCATCTTGTCCGTCAGCGGCTTCAAGACCTCATAGCTGGGGAACTGCCGGCGCTCCTCGCACCGCCGCTGGAACTGGCTCTCCAGCGCCTTCCAAATCTGCCCGTCCTCGAAACCGAGCAGCAGGGGGTCATACTCTGCCGCGTAGTCGAGAATCGTGTCGATCAGCAGGATACCGTCGCTACTGCGGAAGCGCCGGATGTCCAGCACGTACAGGCTGCCGCGCTCGTCCTGAGCTACCGTGGCGCCGACGGTGTAGTCCGACTCTTTGCCCTCGCTGATGGCGAAGTCCCAGGCCTGGTAGATGTGCATGCGCCGGGTGTCGAGGGAGGTGCGGGAGTAGTAGCGGAACATGTCCTTCGAGAAGAAATTACCCTCATCCGGTATGGGGTTCTGCTGGTAAAGAGCGTCCCAAACCCGCTTCATCCCACCAGTGACCAGGTTGTTCTTGATCCGCAGCATGGCTGCCGTGGTGTAGCGCGCCGGGTGCACGGCGGTGTTCATGGGCCGTGTCATGCGCGCGCCAGCTGGAACAGGGGTGTCTGGTGGGCACTCGACGATGGTGTCGTCAGCCAGGATGTACTCGTCACCTACCTCGTTGATAGCCGGGTAGCGGATGATCTCGAACTTGTCACCACCGGCTTCGATGGCTGCCTGGATGCGCCCCGCCCAGTCATCCGCGTGCCACCAGGTCATTAACCCCAGTACGCCGCCACCGGGGGCGAGGCGGGTGTAGGCCGTGGACAAGTACCAGTCCCAGGTGTTCTCCCGTATGGTTATGGAATCCGCAGCCTCGATGTCTTTTACCAGGTCATCCAGCAGTAGCACATGAGCGCCCCGGCCAGTAATGCCTGTACCCACGCCTGCAGCAAGATAACCGCCACCCTTGGTAAGGTTCCAGTTCTCAGCAGACTGGCTTGCAGGGTCAAGTGCAGCGTCAGGGAACACAGCGCTATAAGCAGGATCACGCATAAGGTCACGGAGATACCTCGAGAAGGACATGGAAAGGGATGACGTGTGGCTGGCAGCGATGATTTCCCACTCCGGGTGCTGGCCAAGTATCCAGGCCGGCGTGTGGCGTGAGCTGATCTCGCTCTTTCCGCTTCTCGGCGGCATCATGAGCAGCAGGCGAGGCTCTTTCCCGTCCTCCACGTCGCGCACAAAGCGCTCAATCCTGCGGCAGATGTCCTCATGCACCCAGCCGGCCTCGTATTTCGGTCTGAAGCGCTGGATAAACGGCAGCAGACGGCGCCGGCACAGCTCTCTCGCCGCCAGCTCACGCAGCGGGTCAGCACTGGCAGCCTTGGCGTCGAAAAGCGGTGGGACGTAGGGTGGAGTGTATGCAGCAGTGGGGTCGCTAGGCAGTGGTGGCTCAGTTGGGGGTGGTGTCTTGAGTGGTTCGGCGATGATCCGGGCAGCCTCGGCCTTCAGTTCCTTCTCCTCGGCACGGGCTGCCTGGGCTTGGGCCTGAGCGTCGAGCTTCTCCTGCAGCGCCTTGGCCTTGGCCTCTTCCTTCCGGCGCTCAATGTCGGCGATAGTCAGGGGTTTACTCACATACTTCCCCTTCGATGACTCGCGAGCGTCCTGCGGCTATCTCCAGCAGCTCGGCGTCTGTCAGCTGCTTGAACTTGCTGTGCAGAACCGCCGCGTCGCCAGTGATCTCGATGCGCTTCGTCTCTGGTGCGTAGAAGCCCATGACCTTGGCAATCTTGTCGTAACCGTTGATCATATTGGCCGGATCAGCCAGTGTCCTGGCCATATCAATCGCTTCCATGAAGCCGTTGAGCACGTCTAGCCGCTTGATGGTGGTCAAGTCCTTGATCTCTGCCCGCGCTTCGGCCAGGTACATCTGCACTTCCTCACTACGCATGACGGATTTTCCGTTGGCTGGGTGATAGCCGGCAGCACGTAGAGCTTGCGAAGGCGTGTGACCTTCGAGGATGGCGTCAGCCACGATCTTCTGCCGGTCTGTGACTGTGACGACTGAAGGTTGTCGTGCTTCCTTTACTACCCTCGATGCCCTTGGCATAATTTACCCCATGGAAAAAATATGTATACACAGCGACTCTGAAAGAGTACATGCGGGTAGGGTAGTTCGGATTTACGTTTAGTGCAACTCGAAGAGATTTCGAGGCGTTTTGGTATTGAGAAAATTGGAACGATTGAGTTAGGAACTTGGAAACTGAGGAACTTGGAAACTTGGAAAATTCGCACAGATTTACTTGGTGTCTTACCC